GAATTGCCGCCAAAATCACAACTTTGACAGATGGATATGCCAAATCATTGGCGCAGATTGATGGCGAAGCTGCTATTAAGTTTCGCGCAACAATGGCCACGCATGGCAATACAGTTTTAAATGCTGCATACGAAGCAGAGCAAAAACGGCAGAAGGCACAAAGATCGGCGAAGTTTGATCTTGATTTTGACAACAGTATGCAATTGCTTGAGGCGACTGTATCTCAAGGATTTTGGGTTGATGAAAAAGGTCAACAAAGATCTATTGATGATCTCGCCGGGATTATTCAATCTAATATTGCAAATCAATCATTGTTGATTGGCGATGCTCAAATTCAAAAAGAATACAGCGAAAAATTCCGCGTTGGTTTGCGTACAGCAAAAATAAATGCTGTGACCAAGCATTTAACAACCGATGAGTTTATGGCTAACCCATTGGCAACTTTGCAAAAAATAAAGCGCGGCGATGTTGGAAAAATGAGCGCTGTTCTGCAGGAAATGAATATAAATGATTTTGATGCTGTTGCGAAAGTTACGGCTAATTACATGCTTGCAGTTACTGAGCGAGAAACCATAGCATCTCGCGCACGGGAGGCCGCAAAGTTAACAGCGCAAGGTGAAGCAATTGATTTGCTTGAGCAAATATTTCCACTTAAGCCAAACAATCCAAAGCGCAAAGAGCTAATTACAAAGCTACTTGCTTTGCCTCCTGGTTCAACTCCAATTGGAACTTTGGACAGTTTACTTTCTCCAGAAAAACCGACAGGCACTGGCGAAGGAAACTCTCTTACAAATTACAACACGCTTGGTTTAATTTATTCTGGCGTAATTAAAACAAAAGAGGATTTAGATAAGATTCCCGGTTTGTCAATTAAGGATCGGACTGCTCTTTTAAAGCTGTTATATAAAGATGACAAAACAAACGATTCAAAATTAGATAGTGCTGTAAACAAACTTGCTGAACTTCCGGAAACTAGCAATGGTGGTTTTGTGCTTGATCCAAAAAGCGAGGCATTTAAAAAACGTCAAAAATTAAAACTGCGTGCAGCGGAAATAGAAAATGATGCAGCTCAAAAAGGTAAGCCAATCACGACGCCAGAGATTATTCAACAACTGGAAAAAGAAGAGTTAGACAAAAAAAATAAAAGCGATGCGAAGCAGGCAAGGGACGCCCTTGATTATTTTGTAACAGACAAATCTGGCCGTGCAAAGCCAGACCGCGATTGGATTACTGGCCCTATTAACCGGCAGACATTGCCAGCTCTGCGACAAAAGGCTGGCACCGATCCGAAAAAGCTGCGCCAGATCCAAGAGATTGAGCGCCTGCTAAAAGCATCCGAGGGAACGTAACATGGCATACAGCCCAATTGAGCAGCGATATATCGACATGATGGTGGAAGGCTACTTCCCCACTATACAACCAGAGCCGGAGCCGATGGCAGAGGGGCCGTCGCTAGAAGGTATGCAGCTGGCCGCTGGTCCAAGCCAGACGCGCACCGACGCGCCTCAGGGATACGGGCAGAGGCAGGGCGCGGTAACACTTCCGATCCAGCAGCAGCAGCGTGAGCTGTATTCAACGGGTGAGGCAACAGCGGTTGACCCCACAACGAGGGAGCGCCTTGCCGGGTTTTTGACAGACAGCCTAGTAAACCTTGGCGCAGACAGATATAAAACCAGGGAGAGGGTGGATTCGTTTATTGGCGGCACAAGCAGTCGCCTGCCTTTAAATTTGGGTCTGGCTGACTTTGTCCCGTTTCTCGGTACTTTCCTGCAAACCGAAGAAGCCGCCGCTTTGCTGGGCAAATCAAAAGAGGCGGCAGAGCGCGGAGACATAAAAACCGCAGCGATTGAAGGCGTCGGCGGTGCGCTGGGTTTGGTGCCTGGCGCAATCGGCACGGTTAAGTACGGCAAGAAAGCTGTACAAGAATTGGGCCCAACCGTCGGCAAGATGGCCGAGGATTATCTTCGCAAAACCGGCGGTTTGATGGATGTCGGCCCAGGAAAGTTTGATCCAAAAACCGAATTGCCAAAAGCGATTGAAACTGTTGCTGCTAATCCAGATTCAAAGATTTATTTGCCGCAAGCTCAACGCGCACCATCTGTTGCGCTTCGCTTGGCTGGGGTTGATCTTCAGGGAACTGGCGACAAAGGAACAATTACCGTTAATGATGTTGGCGTAATCTTAGAAAAATCACAACTTGCATTAAATAAGAACAAACCGCTAGATCCAACAAAACCCAAAGACTTGGCAAAGATGGTTGATTCAGCTACCGCTGAAGCTGAGTATCAAATGTCTCAGCCAATCAGTGGCGCCACTTGGTATGAGGATGACGTTCACCAGGCATTTATGCTGGGCTCAAAGATTGTTCCAGAACTTGCAACTGATGAGCCGCTTCGCGTAATGACAACAGCGTTTGCCGCTTCCACCAGCTACAACAAACGAGCTGGCGAAAACTGGCCTGTTGCCTTACGCATTACCGAGCACTTAATGAAGACCGGGCAGATGGCGTCACGCAATCCAGATAATGGAAAGCTATGGGGCGGGACAACCGGGCCAATCATGGAGCAGCAATTAAAGCTGCATGATTACATGATTAAAAGAATGGGCATGGATAAGTATGCCGAATGGCTGCTGACTCCGCATACGGTAAAAGAAATTGCTGACATGAAAGCTGCTTCTGGTCTTTACAAAACCCCCGGCATCCCAGGCAAAGCCACCGACATGAAAATGGGTGCTTTTATTATGGGCGAAAAAGGTGGTGCTTTCTTTTTAAATCTCAATGGTATCAAAGAGACAACTGCCGACAAATGGTTTAGCAGAACTTACAACAGACACACGGGCACACTTACAAGCGGGCCAGTAAGTGAGCAAGGACTAGTTGACACTCCACGCAATGAGGCCGAACGAAACATAATGAAGCAATGGAATCGCGCTGTTGCCTCAAATATAAAATTAGATGAGCAGGCAAATCAGGCCGTCCTATGGTATTACGAGCAGAGCCTGTATTACAATTTGGGTGTTAAATCAGCTAGATCGGAGAGCTTTTCAGATGGAGCCAAAAACTTACTCAACGCCAGAGGAATCCCCTTCACCGATGCCGAACTCGCTGGAGCTCGAAACCTCCGCAATGCGCGTCAAACTCCAGCAGAATCGACAGGCGCTGCAGGAACAGGGAATCCAATCAGCGTCGGAGAAACTTCGCCAGCTGCAGGAACAACAGTAACCAGGAGCCGTAGAGCTCCGACTAAGGGAGCTCAATAATGGCCGACTCACTTGAGCAGCGTCTAGGTTCTATCCTGCCTGACCCAGCGGCACCGGCTACCGGCGAGGTTCAGCTTGAGCCGTTCCCAATAGAAGCGCCTGCAGAGTCACCTGATATGCTGGCTGGCGATCCTGGCTCACCCAGCATGGACGGGATGCAGGTTGCTGGTCTTGGCTCCATAATTCGCAAAGCCTTAACTAAGGCAGAGCCCAGCGCTGGCCGCCGTATTGTGAGCGACGTCACGCAGCCTGGTGAGCTGCCGCAAGCCGGCAAGGTTGGTCGCACCACAGTTATCCCTGAAGCTGACCAGGCACTGGTTGATAAGGTTAAGCAGGCCACAGAAGCACGCAAGGCTGCCGGTGCAACCAAGGGCAAGCCATCACCGACTACCGCAGAGCGTGCCGCTGGCGTGCCGGTTGAGCCATTTAATCTATCCCGCTACCAGACTGATGACGCTGCCGCTGTGGTCGGTGGCGTGGCTGATGCGCTCGGCATCAAAACCAAGCGCGTCACGTTTGACGAGATTAAGCAGAAGGCAGAGGCCAGCGGGATTAGCGAGTCATTCCTTGCCCGTTTGGTTTCCACTGATGGCCAGATGTTGCCCAGCGCTGTAGATACCTACAAGGCATTGCAAGTGCTGGAGTCATCTGCCGGCGAACTTGATCGCTTGTTCAAGCTGGTCGATTCTGGCATGGCCGGCGATGTCGATAAGCTGGCCTTGCGCCAGCAGATTGCTTTTCACGGGCTAGTGCAGAAGGGCGTCAAGGGCATCCAGACTGAGACAGCTCGAGCGCTGGCTGTCATGCGTATGCCACGCGATGGCAAGTCGCAGGCACTGCGCCAGGTACTGGATGAGTTTGGCGGTGACAACGCGCTGACCGATCTGGCACGGTCTTACATATCGCTGGAAAGTCGCGCAGCCAAGAATGCGCTGGTAGAAAAGTCGATGATGTCTGGCGTCAAAGACGTATGGATGACGACCTGGATCAATGGCCTGCTATCGTCGCCGGTCACCCACGTCAAGAATATTGCATCCAACTCGCTATTCGGTTTGTACCAGATCCCAGAGCGACTAGTGGCCAGCCTATATTCCAATTACCTGCCGCAGAAAATGCGGGCTGGTGAGCTGCCGCCTGGGCTACGCTGGTTTGGCGACAGGGTGCCTGGTAGTGCGCAGGAGCGTATTGAGCTAGATGAAGCTCTGACAATGACGCTGTCACTGCGCAATGCATTGCAGGAAGGATTTGAGCTGGCCTCTAGGGCATGGAAGTCAAACTCACCACAGATGGACATTGCCAGCAAGGTTGAGCTTAGTCGCGCCCCAATGGAGGGCATGGGCGAGACACTTCAGCGCATGACCGGCGCAAAGCAGGACAGCTGGATTGGCAAGGGTTTGGATTATTACGGCACGGCGGTGACACTGCCTGGTCGTGCGTTGATGACCGAGGATGAATTCTTCAAGGGCGTGCTGTACCGCATGGAGATGAATGCCCAGGTTACCCGGCGCTCAAAGAAGATTTACCGCGATGCAATTGACTCCGGCATGTCGGAGCCGGATGCCGCCGCCAAGGCCACCAAAGAGGCGCAGGAGCTGTTGCAAAACCCGCCGAAGGATTTGGATGAGGCAGCAATGGAATACGCCAAGCAAGGCACTTTCCAAGCGGATCTGCCGCCAGGTCTGGCTGCCTTACAGAAAGTGTTTAACCATCCAGCGCTTAAAGTGGTGGTGCCATTCTTTAAGACTCCAGCCAACATTGGGTTGAATGTCGTGGAGCGCACACCATTTGCGCCACTGTCGTCACGCTGGAGGCAGGAGATTGCAGCCGGTGGACCACAGCGCGACATGGCAATGGCCAAAGTATCTCTGGGCTCAACGGTGCTAACAGGCTTTGCCTTGTGGGCGGCAGAGGGTGGATTGACCGGTCGAGGTCCAGAGCGCAAAGAAGAGCGCGACGCATTGATGCGCACTGGCTGGCAGCCGTATAGCATCAAGGCGGGCGACAAGTGGTATTCATTCCAAGGCATGGAGCCAATCGGCGCTCTGATGGCCATCGCCGCAGACTATGCGGAATACGCCAAGCATGAGCCTGACGCTACCAAGGTTGAGGAGGTTTTCCTTGGTGCAACCTATGGGCTGTATGAGTACCTAAAAGAGCAGCCTTATTTGCAGGGCATCGCTGATGTTGGCAAGCTAATTGGTTTCAATGAATCTGGCCGGGTAGATGGTGAAAAGATTGTCAACGGATTGGCCAAGCAGTTTGGTGGATTTGTAATTGGCGGCTCGCCTGGTGGTGTCTACAACTCTGCTGTGGCCAATATTGATCGCCTGCTAGATCCAACCAAGAAGGACACCAAAGCCAGCCCAGAGCTGCCTATGGGTGTGCGTGGTTTTGTTGAGGCATTCAACCAGTACCGCAGTCGCCTGCCTTACTTTAGCGAATCCATGCCAGAGGCGTTAAACCTGTGGGGCGACACCATGAAGCGCAGCCAGGGCAACCCGCTGGAGCTGGTGCTGCCGACCAAGGTATCGCCGGATCAATTCTCAGAAGTGGATGATCTGCTAGTAGAGATTGGCTCGCCAATTGGCGTGCCAGATCGCAAGACATCATTTACTTTGGGTGAGGGTGAGGGCGCAATATCCTCGCCAGTAGAACTGTCGCCAGAGCAATACAACCGATTGCTGACGATCTACGGCAAAGAGACTGATGCCAAGCAGACAATTCTCAATACCATGACAATGCCAGGCTTTGATCTGTTGCCATTGGATCAGAAGCAGAAGATGGTGCAGAAGATACACAGTAAATTTATGGGATTTTCAAAGCAGAAACTAATGCTTGAATACCCAGAAATTCAGGACAAAATTACGGATGTCGGTGAGGCGCGTCAGTCTTTTGGCATCTATTACAAACCAGATTAAGCAAGTAAAATTTAACCAGGAAGGGTTGAAACATGGGCGTGCCAATTAACAATGTGACAAGGCGAGTAGTGTACGCAGCCAGTGGCACTGGCCCGTACAACTTTACCTTTGAGATTCTGGCTGCTGCCGACATTGCGGTATACCGCGACGATACGTTGCTGACGCTGACCACCGACTACACGGTGACCATTGCGTCGAACGGCACTGGCTCAATCACGCTGACGGCGACACCGACGGGTGCAACGCAGATTGCCATTGTCGGCAACCGCACGATCCAGCGCACCACAGACTTTGTGACCGGCGGCGACTTCTTTGCCAACACGCTGAATGACGAGCTGGACCAGCAGACCATCTTTGCCCAGCAGAACGCCGAAGGACTTGGTCGCACACTGCAAGCGCCTCAGACTGACCCGACGACAATCAACATGACCCTGCCACGGGCGACGCTGCGGGCAAACAAAACGCTGGGCTTTGATGCAAACGGCAACCCAACACTAGGTGAAACACTTGGCACCAACCGTGGCAACTGGTCATCTGGCACGCTGTACTACGTCCGAGATATCGTCAAGGACACCAGCAACAATAATATCTGGCAGTGTATTACCCAGCATACTTCTACCGGTTCGCAACCGATCTCCACAAATACCGATGCGGCTAAATGGTCGCTGTTGGTAGACACTGCGTCTGCAACATCAAGCGCTGCTGCGGCTGCTGTTAGCGAAACCAATGCTGCTGCCTCCGCTGCGCTGGCAAACGATTGGGCGACCAAGACATCAGGCGCTGTAGCTGGTGGTGAATTCTCTGCTAAGTACCATGCACAGGCTGCGGCTAGTTCTGCAAGCAGTGCATCGACATCAGCATCCAATGCGTCATCTGCACAGACTGCTGCTGAAGCTGCCCGTGACCAGACGCTCGCATCATTTGATTCGTTTGATGACCGCTACCTTGGTGCTAAGTCTTCTGCCCCATCGGTAGACAATGACGGCAATGCGCTGGTAGCTGGTGCGCTGTACTTCAACAGCACAACCGGTGTGATGAATGTCTACACAGGAACCATCTGGGTAGCGGCTTATGTCTCTGGCACAGACTTTCTTGCCAAAGCAAACAATCTATCTGACCTGACGAATGCAGGCACAGCCAGAACAAACCTTGGTGGCACGACAGTCGGTATCGGCGTGTTCACTGCGGCAACAGTAGCAGCAGCACAGCAGGCGATGGATGTTGAGGTAGGCGTTGACGTACAGGCGTATGACGTTGACACCGCCAAGACCGATGTAACGCAGACATTCACTAGGGCGCAGCGTGGTGGAGTCACAGCGCTGACTGATGGCGCTACGATTACACCTGACTTCGCTGTGTCGAATAACTTCAGCGTCACGCTGGGCGGTAACCGTACACTGGCGAATCCAAGTAATCAGACAGCAGGTCAGTCAGGCGCAATCACCATCACCCAAGACGGAACTGGTTCGAGGACGCTGGCCTACGGCAGCAACTGGAAGTTCAGCAATGGCACAGCGCCGACGCTGACGACGACAGCCAGCGCCGTAGACGTTCTGGTTTATTTCGTTGAGAGCAGCAGCCGCATCACTGCTCGCCTTGTGAGCGATGTCAAATGATTGACGCACTGCCATTGCTGCTTGGCCCCGAGGGCTACCAGATCAGCCGTTCCGTACGGCTGCGGTCGAGTGCGTCTGCTTATTTCAGCAGGACACCTGCGAGTGCTGGGAATAGGCGTACATGGACTTGGAGTGGGTGGGTAAAACGAGGAAGTTTGGGTGGCAATCTCACTCTTTTTTCTTGTGGTAGTGGAAGTGCTATTGACACAAATTGGCTAGGATTTTTAACTGGCGATGCACTTGCATACTCAATAAATGATGGCACTTATTTTTTGCAAACAACGCAAGTATTTCGCGACCCATCTGCTTGGTATCACATTATTCTTGCAACAGACACAACTCAAGCAACAGCGTCAAACAGGGCAAAACTTTACGTCAACGGAATTCAGATAACTGCTTTTGCAACTGCAACATACCCTGTTCAAAATCTCCAGCAAGTAATCAATGCAGCAAATCTTACTGTAATCGGCGCAAAGTACAGAACCGCTGTTCAGGATTACTTCGATGGATACATTACCGAAGTTAATTTTATAGACGGTCAGCAACTTACGCCTTCGTCATTCGGTGAAACCGATGTGCTGACTGGCGTATGGAAGCCGAAGAAGTACACAGGCACATACGGCACTAACGGCTTTTATCTGAACTTCTCCGACAACAGCGCGGCTACTGCTGCTGCTATCGGCAAGGACTATTCAGGCAACGGCAACAACTGGACACCGAACAACATCAGCGTGACTGCTGGTGTGACGTATGACTCCATGCTGGATGTGCCAACGCAGTGGGCTGATGGCGGGAATGGGCGGGGGAATTATGCGGTAATGAATCCGGTCAGCAATCTTTCAACCAACTCAAGTCTTTCAAACGGCAACCTGCAAGTTTTGACGGTTTCGTCTGGCGACTGTTCGATCCCTGCAACTATTGGCATGCAAGGGTCTGGAAAATATTACGCCGAGTTTGTTTGGACAGCCAGCGGGACTAATGCTTTGCTCGGGATTATCCCAGCCATTTATGCGTCAGGCACTGCGCCCGGATACAACGCAAACTCTGTAAGTTACAGGAGTGATGGACTATTAAGAAACGCTGGCAGTTCAACAACATCGTGGGGAGCGACTTGGGCGCAGAACGATGTTATGGCGATTGCCTTTGATGCTGGCGCTGGAACTGTCGAGTTCTACAAGAACAATGTCAAGCAAGGTTCTACGCTTACGGGATTTACTACTGACACCTACTTTTTTGCGGTAGGTGATGACGCTGGAGCTGCATCTGCAACGTGGGTTGCCAACTTCGGCCAGCGCCCCTTCGCCTACACACCACCAACAGGCTTCAAAGCATTAAACACGCTGAACCTGCCAGCGCCGACTATCCTGAAGGGCAATCAGTACATGAATGCCAACATTTGGACAGGTGATGGCTCAAGCAATCGGGCGATTACAGGTGTTGGATTTCAACCTGATTTTACTTGGATAAAAATTAGAAATTTAGCTTTTTTCCACAGGCTTACAGATAGCATTAGGGGTGCTACAAAAGAGCTTTACTCTAACGCTACGGATGCAGAGTTTACACAAAGCCAAGGGTTGCTATCTTTTGATTCTGATGGTTTTACAATCGGAACTTCGACAAGCTATAACGGATCAGGAAATACTTATGTAGGATGGAGTTGGAAAGAAGGCGCAACGCAGGGCTTCGACATTGTGACTTATACGGGGAATGGCGCAAACAGGACTATTGCACACAACCTTGGTGTTGCGCCAAGCATGATGATTGTAAAAGGCCGAAGCGGCACTGGCCGCAACTGGGCGGTCTATCACAAGAACCTGACATCTGCTGGCTACGTTATTTATCTAAACCTCACAAATGCTCAAGCGGTAAATGCGTCCGCGTGGAACAGCACTGCGCCGACATCTTCTGTTTTCTCTGTTGGAACCGACACCGACGAAAACGCCAACGGAGAGACATTCGTCGCCTACCTATTCAGCGAAGTCGCAGGTTTCAGCAAAGCGTTCTCGTATACAGGTAACGGCAGTGCTGACGGACCTTTTGTGTTTTTAGGATTCAGGCCGCGTTTCATTATGTTAAAACGTACTGATGCCACATCCAACTGGTTGATGATTGACACAGAGAGAAGCACTTACAACCAGACCAATCAGGTTTTGTTGCCGAACAGTTCAGCAGCAGAAGCAACTGGTGCTGGGTACGGTGCGTATGATTTCCTGTCGAATGGCTTTAAGCCTAGAAACGTAGTTGCAAACGAAACTAACGTAAGCGGCGGGACGTACATCGGATTTGCGTGGGCCGAAGTGCCATTTAAAAATTCTCTTGCAAGGTGATGACCATGTTCCTTTTAAACGGAGTCGCACTCCCCCTCGACACACCATTCAAGGATGCCGATGGCAACAGCTACCCAGCCAACTGGCTGCGGCTGACCACGATCCATGAGAAGAATGCTATCGGTATTACCGAAGTGCCTGACCCAGAACCAGAGGTGCCAAGTGAATGATTGGCTGACTAACCTCGGTGTCGGTATCGCTGCTGCTGGCGCTGGTGCATACGGTATGTACCAGAAGATCATGGCCGACAGCCGTAACAACAAGGCTGCTGATGCTACTGACGCTGCTTGGCAGCAGGTGATCGCTACCCTGCGCGAGGAAGTCACACGCCTGTCAGAGCGGCTGGCTGCGGTCGAGGAGCAGAACCGGAAGTGCGAGGAAGCGAATGATGCCCTGCGCGAGGAGCTGATCCAGATGAAGAAGCAACTGCACCTGTTCTGATATGTGGACCCGCTAACCCTACTTGCTGCTGCTAACGCTGCTGTCGCTGCCGTCAAGAAAGGCTGCCAGCTTTACAAGGACATCAAAGGCGCAGCGGGTGAGGTTAAGGATGTACTGGATGATCTGAAAAAGCAGTTTGGGAAGATCAAGGACCCGACTCCGGCACAGAAGATTCAGTACAACGAGGAGGTGCAGCGGGTGCAGGCGATCGGCAAGGCCGATCCAAATGATGTCTTCATCCAGATTGGTAACGATCTGGGTGCGCTGATGGACGAGTACGACAAGATCGGCAAGGTGTTTATTCAGCAGGAGGCCGAGGCGAAGACGGTGTACACAGGCGATCAGTCTATTGGAAAGCGGGCGCTGGCGAGGGTCATCATCAAGTCACGGCTGGATGCCATGCTGGCAGAGCTGCGGGAAACGATGGTCTACAAAGCGCCGCCAGAACTTGGCGCACTGTGGACAAAGTACGAGGCAATGTGGAAACAGATTGTCATTGAGCAGGACGAGGCGCACAAGCGAGAGACAGCACGGTTACAGACTGAGGCGCTAAGAAGGCAGCGGGCTTTGAGGATTAGGAAGGAATACGCATCATGGTTTGGCGCAATCCTTTTCGTCGTGGCGTGGCTCCTCGCCGTGCTGCTTCTAATTCGGGACAGTCAGACGTATCGTTCGCTATCGTATTATGTGTTTTAGTTATGGCGCTGACGTTTGTCATTGTTATCCCGCTGATGGGGATAATGTACATGGACATGAACAATGCTATGAATGCGGCGGTATATGAGGCCAAGAAGATGCGAGAACTACGCAAGCAGATTATCAACGAAATGAGGGAGGACAAATGATAACTGAAGCCCAACTGAAACAGCTGCTACCACGCAACCCCCATGTTTCTTACTGGCATCACGCGCTCTCGCAGCTGCTGCCCGACTACGACATCAATACTCCAAAGCGGGTCGCCGCCTTCATTGCCCAATGCGCTCATGAATCTGGTGGCTTTACTGCGCTAAAAGAAAACCTGAACTACAAAGCCGCCACCCTCCGCAAGATCTGGCCAAAGTATTTCCCGACCGACGCCATTGCCAACGACTACGCCAGCCGCTTGCACAAGCAGATGCACATTGCAAACCGTGCCTATGCCAACCGCATGGGCAACGGCGACGAGGCCAGCGGCGATGGCTGGAAGTTCTGCGGTCGCGGCTTGATCCAGTTGACCGGCCGCAATAATTACCAGGCGTTTGCCGACTCGCTCGAGATGAGCATTGAGGATGTGCCTGAGTACCTTTCTTGCTTCGAAGGAGCATGTCAGAGTGCGTGCTGGTTTTGGGAGTCAAACAACCTGAACCGCTTTGCAGACAAGGGTGACATCAAGGGTTTGACCCGTGCGATCAATGGTGGATTCTTGGGGCTTGAGGATAGGATCAAGCACTACGAGCACGCACTGCATGTCCTGGGAGGCCACTAATGCGGTGGCTTTTAATCCTGCTGGCGCTGGCTGGGTGCGAACAAAGCTACAGGTATCCATGCCAAAACCCTGACAATTGGCAAACCAAGGAATGCCAGAAGCCACTGTGCGAAGTTAACCAGGCTTGCCCTGACCATGTATTTGCAGACCAGAAGCGCATGGAACCATATCTGAAAGACCAGACGCCAGTGACAGAAACCAAAGAGACAGACAAAGGGGGGAAGAATGACTGTGCTAAATAAACTCGCTAGCCGGCTGATCGATGAAGGCAGGGTGTACTCAACCGACGAGCTGATGGCCAGGCTCAAGGTCTTTATCGGTGTCTGCCTGACGCTGACCCTGATGGGCATCATCTTCACGATCCTGTACTCGGTCATCTTTGTGACCCAGCCGCTCAAAGGTATCAGCCCAATCGACCAGAAATTTTTTGAGGTGATTATTCCGGTGGCCTCGTTCCTCTGTGGCATCTTGTCCGGCATCATGTTGAACGGCACGAATGCTGGCGAGATGGATGCCATGAAGACCACTATGGCTGCCTTCAAGGATACGTCAGCGCAGGCCGGCAAGCTGCCGACGCCGGCGCCAGACGCCATGCCTGCAGCGCCCATCAAGCGCGAGCCGGTTGCCGATGTTCCTGTGCAGCCGGTGACTACCGCAGCCGGTGGCAAGCTCGCCCCGCCGCCGGCGCCGGAACCTGAGATGTCAGAACCCAGCCCATCAGCCCGACCATAAAGGAAATCATCATGAAGAAACTGATTGCACTTATTGCGCTTGTCCCTGTGCTTGCCTTTGCCGGCGGCGAAATGAAAGAAGTCTGCCGCATGGAAAAAGATAAGGCAGGCAAAGAAAAGAAAGTCTGCAAAACCATCAAGGTACATAAGAAGCTGGAAGGCACCAAAGTACCGGAGAAGAAATGAATCCTTGGCTGATCCTTGGTTTTGTCCTGGCGGTGGCCGCAGCTGGCGGTGCTGGTTTGTACAAGGGCCACGACCTGGGCATGGCCGAGGTGCAGCAGAAATGGGATCGGGAGCGTGCAGCACAGGAAGCAGAGCACGCTGCCGCCCAGGCTGCAGCCCGCGAAAAAGAGCAGGCACTGCAGGCAAATGCTGATCAGTTACGAAAGGAGAAAGACCGTGAGATACGCGACCTTAGTGCTCGCACTGCCGCTCTTACTAACAGCCTGCGCGACAGGGCGGCCCGCCCCACCGCCGAAGCCGGTGCCGTGTCCAGTACCGCCGGCGCTGGATGCGCCCCCGCCAGCTGTACTGGAGCAGGACTTTCTCGAGAGGATGCGGAATTTCTTGCAAGGGAGGCTGCCCGAGCAGATGAGCTCCGCGCCAGCCTCAAACAGTGCATCGCCCAATACCAAGCAATAAAGCAATAGGTACGCTGGCCGGAGCGGGCGACCTCCTTCGCGCCAAACCGTCCGGCCAGTTTCCCCGACTACTCGTCGGGGTTTTTTTCTAGCGTTGCACCCAGCGCTTTGAGCCGCTTGCTGTAGGCAGCCGTATGCCGCAGCCGGCTAACCGCGTCGATCTGCTCGATGGTTTCAGCGTTGACGTTTCTCAACTCTTTCAAGATTGTCATTCGCTCCCTGGCGGGGCGCTTGCCGGCACGCGCAGTCTTGTCTGCCATCTCCTCATAGGCATTCGACCAGGTTTCAAGATCCGGCCAAACGCTGTTGAGTAATACGGGCATTGGGGCGCCCTCTGGACGCTCGGCCTTGAGATTTGGAACCAGCAAAGGGTATTGGTCTACCACAACAGATTCGGCAGCCGGTTCTGCAGATTCTGCAGGATCGTTCTGCAGCTCGACATCGATCAGCTCAACCTCGTCGGTGATGGGCTCAGAATCAATGGCTGACGGCGCCGGCGGTGCGATGGCATCCAGCGGGTTGGCCGGCCTGGCTGGCGTAACATCACGCTCCCTGGGCTTCGCTTCCTCTGGATAGTCGGCTGCCTCTTCAGCTGTGATGAGCCCCTTTAGTACATCAGGGAAGGCGTCGCGCAGCGCAAAGCCTCGAGCTCGCATTTGCATCATGCGCTTTGGGTATGCCTGCCACGGTCCCTGCTTTCCCCACAGGCCAGCACGCTTGGCATCCTCAACGCTGAATTTGGCAATCACTGGCTTGCGGTTGCGGCGCTTGGCCACGCAGACGGCGACCGGGTTCGGCGTGCCTTCACCCTCGAAGTATTCTTCGATGTCTTCGCAGACGGGGCTGGCCTGCACCAGGGCCATCATGGCGTCACCGTACACGCTAGGCTTGCCGTTGATTACCGCGATGTTCTGCAGCGCCTGCATGGGCGCCAGGCCGAGCTCGTGGCCCCACTGCATGGCGACCAGAATGTCCTGCGGTTTGCCGCCGTACTGCTTTGGGATCAGGCTGGACGACGCGAGCTCCTCGGCAAACTGGCGAGCTTCAGAAAAGGTGGCGGGCGCAAAGCCTTGCCGGTTAGTTGTAGTCAGTTGCATCATTTCCCCCTGGTACGAATGCTTGAATTGTGTAAAGGATCAGCGCGGTAAAGCTCGTGACGATCTCCTCGGCTTGCTCTTCTGTTGCGGTCGGAACCGCATTAAGCAAGGCGACGACAGCTCGATCATGAGCCTGCTCAATGTTGGTTAGTTCGCGCTCAGTCATGACAGATCCTTGATCGATAGAGTTGACTGCCGGATACTGTATGCATCTTTGGCAGGCGTGACCCGCTGGGGTGCCGCTTTGTAATGGCGCATGGGCCAGCGGATCTCCCAGCTGCCGGCCTTTGCCTTGGCCGCGTCACCCATCATTGCCTTGAGCTCAGTCTCTGCCTCAGCTCGTTTGTTTTCTGCCTCTTCAATGTCTGCCTTGGCCGCGATGATTTGACGCACCAACTGGTCTGCCCGCTCCGGCAGGTGCGCGGTGCGCGACTCGTCGGCTGCCGGGTACATGCGGTCGGCATCCTTGCTGGTGGCCGGCGCATAGAAGTCGATCTCGCCTGTGGCTTTGAACTTCTCAAGCCGGTGCTGGAACTCGAGCACGGCCGCCTTGATGGTGGCCAGTGTCTGTGCGTGCGGCGCGAACAGGAAGATCCGCAAGGTAGTTCCTTGGTACAACACGGCCAGCGCTCCCCACTTGGCCTGCATAATGTCCATCTGTGCCTGCAGCTGGACAGGGCCACGGTACAGGGCCGGCTGATCCTCAGGTGCGGTGGCTGTTAGTTTGGCCTCGAGCACGCCCATGCCGGCCAGCTCGATCTTGTCCGAGCCAATGACATAGATGCCTGCATCTGTATCGGTGCTGATGATCTGCCCGGCGCCATCGGCGCAACCATCCAGGCTGCAGGCGAGCGGCAGGGTGTCGTGATAGAACGCTTTCGGGAACTCAGTCTTCAGATCCTGCAGCTGCAGACGCTTGGCCGTTTCGCGCAGGATAGTTTCCTCGAGTCTGTCGCCCCAGGCCATTGCTTCGTTTTGAGCGAATGCCTGGTCTTCGCCTTTGATGGCCGCGATGCTGGCCTGTAGCTCATCATTGGGCGTCTGGTAGCGGGACAGACCAAGCAGCGCAGGCAACCGGCTGGCCGACATCATTGTCATTGGGGTTAGTTTTCCTGACATGTTTCCTCCGTAAGTTTGTAGACGCGCACCACGCGAGCATGAGCGGCCTTGTGGGTGGCTTCGGTATACCCGATTGCCGTGAATTTTTTTGACCTGAAAACGGCGCCGAGCACTGATGGATGCACGCCATCTGGCAGGTTGATGGCACGGCGAACCTCGTTGATGGACACCTGACCGTGCTGCCTGGCGATGTCTGCGGCGATGGTGCGGCAGTGCTCAAGGAAGTCGGCGTCGCGCATTTCAAACAGCGCGAGCTGGGCGTCGCGCAGCATCTGGCCGGTCATCATATGACACCCCCGGCAAAGAGGATGATAACCATGATGATCATGGCGGTGATCGCGCCCAGGAAAAAATCGTCGCTCATGCTGCACCTCGCTGCATCAGGTTGGCGACCTGGCTGGCGCCCCACTTCTGGCCGCCGCGGGCAGTCTGAATGCCGCGGGCGGTCAAAGCGGCTGCAATGGCACGCAGGCTAGTGCAACCGCTGCGCTCGATGTCGGCGATGATGGGCAGGATGCGCTGGGCAAACTGATCTGCGCTGGCCTGGATGCTGGCGATGCCGGCAGCGGAGCCTGCTGCTGGGTTTGGGCTGCCGAGCTTGACGCCGCGTGCCTTGGCTGCCTGCAGCGCTGCCTTGGTACGGCGGCTGATCTCTTCACGCTCATGCTGGGCAACCACTGCGCGGATGCCAAACTCGAGGGTGCCGGCATGCGGCATGTCTGCGGCCACGATTTGCACGCCGGAGTCACGCAGGGTCAGCAGGAAGGCAGCCTGGCGGGATAGGCGGTCGATCTTGGCGATCAGGAGAGCTGCGCCGGTGGCTTTGCACATAGCGATGGCGGCCTGCAGCTGCGGGCGGTCATCATTCTTGCCTGATTCGATCTCGGTGAAACTGTGGATGATGCCGTCGGCGTACTGTTTGACGGCTGTTTGCTGAGCTTCGAGGCCAAGACCTGATTGACCCTGGCGCTCGGTGGAAACGCGGTAGTAGGCTACATACTTGCTCATGTTTACGCTCCTGTATCTCGGTGGCGATGCGGTCGGAAGTGACCGTAAACAGATCCTCGCATATATCACCGCGATATGTCAACAACCCAAACCAATAATTCTGTGTGGTATTTTTACCACTACCGGCGCAGGGAAATTGCGTGCTATCTTCTGGATATATTCACAAGGAGGTGTCTGATGGAGCAGGAATACAAGCAAATGCTTGTGCGCTTTCGCGCTGAAACCAAGGATCTGCTGGATGCTGCGGCTAGGGATCAGCGCAGATCACGCACCAGCATCATTGAGGAGCTGGTCATTGAGTCACTGAGGTCGAAGTACAGCTCGACAGAGAACAGGCTCAACAAACTCTTGGGTGCTGGATGAGTTGGCTTGTTTTAAGAATAGATCCAGCCATGACTTATGAGTGGCTCAAGCGGCTGCACTATGCGCGTCGAGTGCCACAAATCAATTATGCCTTTGGGCTTTACATCGACGGTGACCTTAAAGGGGTCGTGACGTATGGCACGCCATCCTCGTCTCCTCTGAGAACGGGGGTTGCTGGTGTTACAAATTCCCATTTGGTAATTGAATTAAATCGACTTTGTTTTGATGAGCCCGTTAAAAATGGCGGGAGTTATTTGGTATCCAATAGTTTGCGGTTGCTACCAAGCCCCGCAATTGTCGTTAGTTATGCCGACACCTCGCAAGGGCATGTCGGCTATGTTTATCAGGCTTGCAATTTTCTTTATACCGGCCTGTCAGCAAAACGCACTGATTGGAAGGTGCGAGGCATGGAGCATTTGCACGGTCAGACTGTTGCCGACATCAGTAAGTCTGCAGCTGGGCAGAGTCGAGGCAGTCGGGCTCAGTTTATGCGCGAGAAGTTTGGCGACGATTTTTATCTTGAGGATCGCCCTAGAAAACATCGTTACATTTACATCGTTGGCAACAAGCACCAACGCAAGCAATTGCATGGCAGCTTGCGTTACGAAGTTGTGCCTTATCCAAAAGGCGATTCGCAGCGCTACAGCATTTTGCATAAACCAGCCAAGCAGGCACTTTTGGAGTTGACATGAACGGTCGAGGTAAGCGGGACAAGGGCTCTGCGGGTGAGCGGGAGGTGGCCAAGATCCTGACCGACAACTTGGGTTTTGTGGTCAAGCGCAACCTGGGACAGGCCAGGGATGGCGCTGACGACATCACGATTGAGAAGTTTAGGATCGAGGTTAAGCGCAAGGAAGCTCTGGCCATCGACAAGTGGAGCGCCCAGGTGGAAGCCTGCGCCAAGGCCGGCGAGGTGCCGGTGGTAGTCTACAGACGCAGCGGCCAGCCCTGGCGGGTTTGCCTGCTGCTAGATGATTTTATTCCGATGATGCGTGATCAACTGGGAGGTGTTAGCAATGCAGAAACTGAAACTAGCGCTGCCGCAACAGCAGGCGAGCAAGACAAAAGACCGCAAGCAGAAGGACCCAACAGCCAGTGTCTGGAACAATGACTGGAAGTACATTCCGGCCAGCGACACGGATCTAGCCAAGCGCTTTCGCCGGGTGCGGCGCGAGCAGCAGCTCGAGCAGGCGAAGATGCGGCGGGTGAAATGATTCGGCGTATCCGCAGGTTTGCACTTTGCTACCGGCTCTGGCGCAGCTCTGGTCTGACCATCATGGCGGCCATCAGAGCAACCAGGCGATACCACAGGCGATTCCTTGGCCTGTGAGCACTGCCCTATCTGTGACCGAGAGCACTGGAAGCCGCGCACGGTGGAGCTCAACGGCCAGCTGGTTTGTACCCACGGCGAGGCATGGCGGCATGAGTGCGAGGTTAGATGGGCTCTGAAGCTGCCAGACAAGGCCAGGAAGCCCCGTATCAGCAAGCTGGACTACCTGAACGGGATTGAGAAAGAGCGCGGCTCAGAGGCCCGTTTCAAGCTGCGTCAAGACATGTTGAGGAGATACAAAAATGGAAAAGATAGGTGAATGGTTCGCGGTGGCTTTCTATGTCGTGGTCGGCCTGATTGGCATCTTCATGATGTACCAGGTTATGCGGATGCCGATGCCGCATCCCAGGGACAACAGGCTGTGCGCGGTGGCCGAGATCAGCCCTGACATTACGCCAGCAGAGCGCGAGCGCTGCCGGCAAGCACGCGGTCACAAACTATAACTACAAGGAGAAAACAAATGGAAGTTCCAAATAAGAAACACTTGTTGCTGGATACGATCATCAAGCAATACAAGTTAAAGACCGACGCGGAGCTCGCTCGGTTCCTGGAGTTGAAGGCCAGCCAGATCTTA